CCCAGTTCGGGCCGGGAACGTAGCTGCCGTCGGGGTTGTAGCCTGTGATGATGCCCGCGTCGTAAAGGGGGAAGTCCTCCGGGGAGATTCCCGCCGTCACCCTGCGGGCTGCATGCTGAGCCTGTGTCATCTGTGCGGATGTCATGCCAGCCCACTGCCGACACTCATCGTCTGCCGGTTCGGCAATCCCCATTTGAACCAGCAGGTAGGAATCCGGCCGCGACAAGATCGCTCCCAGACTCCAGAATCGGACTGGCTCCATCTGCCCATTGCGCCACGACTCGCGGGTGATGGTCTGGGATTGCTCCTCGTCAGACAGCACAGCCGAGGGACTGACCTCGATATCTTCGCGAATGATCTTGGCTTGCATTAGGCGGGCCACCCAGGATCGCCGGTAACCGTGTACGTAATCGATCCTTTCAAGCCGTCATCCATCGCGACGGTATTCCCAAACTCGACACCGGCCGAGGTAAAGCTCTGGTTGGTCGCCGCCGTGTCAGCGTAGATCAGTTTCATGGCGTTGGTGGCCGGGGTGGCAATCAAGCTCGTAATCGCCTTGTGACCCGCAAGCGCCGGGTCGTAGAAGATCTCGGCGGACACCTGGCCGGGGTTGCTGTACCCGGTCGGGGCGAACGTCTTGTAAACGCCGCCGTCGAGGGTAGTACTCTCGAAGGTCTCGGACCCGCTGCCGCTGTGCTCGATCGAAAGGATCTGCGCGATGTCCACAAGACTGGCCGAAACTGTGTGCTGCAGCTTCGTCCCCTTAGACTTCACAATCGCCATGAATGCACCTCCTAAGTGTGCTGAATCGAGAACTGAAGACTCCGCACGTAATGCCGCTGGTCCCGCCCGTCGCCGGTCAAGATCGTGTCATCTCGTGCATTTTCCCAGAGGACCGCGTTGATGGTGTCGCTCGCCCCGGCCGCCCCCACGTAGTCGCGGAGAAAAGTGTCCACCGCACCCGCCAACGCAATCGATGCAGGCCGGTTGCTCGCGTAACAGTCGATGTCGAGTTCGGTCTTTCGCAGTGTTCCGCCCGTTCCATCCAGTCGCTTGTACGGGTCGTGGCCGGTCTGCGTTATCACGATGTACGGGGGCTTCACGCCCTCTGCCGGGTTGTCGAGAAACACCGCGTCAAACACCACACCGCCGACAGTCTGCGACGGGGCCAGCGTCGTGATAGACGACTGCGCGAGTAGCAGAGTGCGGAGCCCGATTTCAATTGCCACTTGGTTTCACCTGCGACAACTTGGCTCGGATCTCATCGCGGATCAGTGCGGCTGCCTTGGACTGACCGGCCGCAAACCCCTGTTTGACGACGTCTTTCAAAATGCCTGGCATCTCACCTGTCGGCCAGTTCGTCACCTCGACAAGTTTCTTGCCACGGTACATCTGCGTCCGCCCGACTCTACGCGACTTCGTGCCAAGCACAAACCAATGAACATTCTTGCCGCTCAGCCCCACACCTTTCTTTTGCGTTCCCTTTGTTCTCTTGGCTCGCTTTTTGTAGCCACCGCCAACCCCGGCCCCGGCTTTGGCTTCGAGCAATTGTGTTTTTTCCTCCTTCTTCATGATGGAAGAAAAAAGAACTTTGGCGGCTTTGTATTGAACAGGGACCGAGTTCTTCATCTGTTTTGCCAGCAATCTCGCCGCTTTTGTAAGTGCCGTCTTCATGGCTGCTCGGGCGATTGAATCGCGAACGCCATTCAGCTTTCTCAGCAATTCCTTATCACCCGTCAGCCTAAATGTTGCCGCCTTAAGGCTGACAAGTGTCCGGACTGCATTCGCCTTGCGTCCGGCAATCTTCTGGGCTCGTGTCGGCTCAGCCATCCTGCGCCACCTCCACGGCAGGAAACCGCACCATCTCGTCGCCCTCGTCCACGTCCAGAGGCGGACCAGAGATGTTGAAAATCCTGTCGCCCATTCGCAGCCGCTGCTTGACCGTAAACGCCTTGCTCTGCGGGTCCGATCGCATCGTGATCTGATGCGTGATGTCTGCAGCGACTTCCACCCCGCGAAAGAACTCGCGACTCCCACGGGTGGCCATCTCGCACCACCGCACGGCAAACGTCACCCAGTTCCCGGCCGTCGTCTCGTCGATCTGGCCTGCACTGTTGACCGAGGCGGACAGCCGCTGTACCTCGACGCGCCTTGAGAGTTTGCCAGCCCTCATGCGTAGTTCCCCCACTTTAGGCGATCAGTAAGGGCCGTGTAAGAAAGTTCGATCTCCTTCGAGATTGTGCCGCTCAGCACGGCTTCGCGGTTCTCGACCCAGTGGCTGGCCAGTAACAGGATCGCCTGCTTGGCATCGTCCGGCACAGCACTTGCCGCCCCGTATCCCGCCTGCATGGTGACCGCGACAGCGTTGAATCGGTCATATGTCGTGGGCCACGTCTGGCCAAACGCGGGCCGAATGAGGATCGGCTCAGCGTACAGATCCGCCTCGTACGTGCTCGCCGACAGCGTCTGTAATGCGTTGTTCGCGTCGTAGTATGTGATCGACGTGACGGACTGGATCGGCAGCACCTCCGGAACGATGTAGCCGGGGAGATAGTCCAGATTGAGGACGACGGTCTGCGTACAGAGTTTCCGCCGCGTGTCCTTCTCCAGCATGATCCGGGCCGTCTTGATCAGCCCGGCAAGCCGTTCGTCTTCGTGGCCGTGGTCGATGCGGGCGTGCTCTTTCAACTCCGCCACGCTGACCGGCTCGACCGTTGGCTGGATGCTTACGCGCACGGAAGAACGAACGCTCTGCATCGATTCCAACGGTCTCGCACGGTCCCACGGCATGGCTAACGCCCTCTGTTCTGGCGACGGACTGCCCGCTCGTAATGGGGGACGGCCGTTGCCTGTTCAATCTGTTCCAACGCGGGCTTCGCAATCTTCCGCCTGATGAGCAGGTTTCCCACCCCATCAGGCGGATCGATCGTTCTCCCCGCCCGGAATCCTTTCCAAGTCGTGAGGAGTTCCACGCGCATTAGGCGGGCAACCTCAAGATGTTGTTGAAATTCCGCTCCGACGCCGTCACTGGTGTATCCTTCGCACGGGTCAGCAGCGCGAACGCCGTAAGGTAAGTCCCGGTTGATCCCGTGCCAGTGGTAGCGACAAGATCGAACCAGCGCTTACGCCCGCGCAAGTCCACCTCAAATTTGAAACAGGTGTTGTCCGCCGTGGCGCTCGGGAGGGCCGAGGTGGTCCCCGCAATGCCCGCCGACGTGCCATAGATCAGGCCGGTAACGTCGGCATAGCTTCCGTCGCTGTCGCTCTCTTGAAGCTTGAGGACGGTCATTGCGATATCGGTCGCCCCGAGGTAGACAAAGACTTCGAGGTAATCGTATCCAGCCGTGTCGATGCTGGCGGTCGTCCAACTGCCAGTGTTCACAATCGCTTGGGGCGGAGTGATCGAAACGAATCGTTGATTCTGTGCAGCAATCATGAATCAGGCTCCTTAGGCGCTGGGGGTCTTCAGCATGATCACCGGACCGGCCACCGTGGACGTCCCTTTTTCATGCACGTTGATATCGAAACGCTCAGTGCCACGGATCGCGAGTTGGTCGAACTCGAAGTACCGCGACCCATCCACGGCAATCGAGATTCCACGCCGCGAACCCATTGAGGCCGCCAAATCGAGATTGCCGAGGTAGGCAATCCCGTCTGTCGAAGTCTGGGCCGTGGTCGTGCTGTTCATAACCTGGACGATTTCCACGGGGAACCCGAGGAACTGCAGGGGAGCACCGCCAGCGATCTGGGCCACAGTGTTTCCGCCCGCCGCTTCGGCCAGACGCAACATCGAGTTTGCCCAACCCACGCGGGAGATGTACCACCTGGCCCCGTTGACAGCGTATTGCGGCAGCTTGCCAACCATCGCCTCAAAGTCTTCAAGGTCGAGGGTAGAGAAAGCCGTGTTCCCAGCGATGGCGGTCACCTCGCTGCCGTCGCCCAAAGCGTTTTTGAGGCCGACGATGCCACCGTACGTGCTGGTCCCGTCACCATTGAAGAGGCATTCATCCTCTTTGTCAGCGAACGCATAGGCGATTTCCTGCGCCAGATCGTCGGCAATCGAAATCACCGAGTCTTCAGACAGCTCGCTGCTGTACTTGGTCAGAACCGCCAGCTTGCGGGCCGTCAGACTGACCGTATCCCAGCCCTTGTCAGACGCCGTGATCTCGGAATTCTCGCTGACGAAATACGCGGTGACGCCAGACTGTCGACGGGGGACGACCAGCGTATCGCGCTCCATCGGACGAATCCGCAGCACCCGACGGGCTACCCCGCGTTCCTCCCGCAGATCGATGATCGCGGTTTCCATTTGCTCGGGGACCAAGAACCCGCCGAGGCTGTTTGTGGTGGTGGAAAGCGCTCGGGTCTCAATGCCGTTGTCAGCACACCATTGGGCCGCACGCTGATCCCCGCCGAGGATTGCCAGACACCACTGCCCAGCCGCGTAGGCATTGTCCTGCGCGTTTGCCCCACGGAAGGACCGAAGCGAACCAAACCGCCGAAGAGTCCGGACTTCGGTCTTCGGGGCAGGGGCCACAATCCCAGGGGCCGGGGTGGGAGCACTCCGCCGCCCTTCACTGGCCGCAAGCGCTGCCTTCTCCTGGATGAGCTTGCTGAACCGGGATTCCTCCGTGCCAGCCTTGCCCGCCTCTTCCAGCAGCCCCTCGTACTTGCGGGTCTCGTCGTCCGTGAGGGGCCGAGACTTCCCGCCTTCTCCGCCAGTAGCCGCAGCCACCAGCACGCTTTCCGCTTCAGCCAACTTGGCCGAACGCAACTCGCGGGCCGCATCGGCCAGCTTGTTCAAGTCCATAGTGATCGTCTCCTTTGAGCCGACGACCACCCATAAACACATACGGGCGCAAACCGTCGGCAAGTGTGAAAAACACCTGCTGACGACTCACGCCCGCAACGGCAGTTGTGAATCAGTCTCTCGCGTCTAGCACCATGCCAACGGGCTGGGCTGCTGTTCGCGGCAGAATCAATCTGGATTAAATCGTACTGATTTGCTCCAGACTGTCAACATCATTTTTTCGCCGCCTTGATCTGGTCTGCTTTGCTCGCGGACCATGACGCCCCGGCATCACCTCCCCAGAGTTGCCACGCAGTGAACCCCGGGGTCTCCTCTCCGGACTTATCCCAACCGGCTTTTCGGTCGACAGCATGACGTTTGAACCATGCCGCCATCTCGATGACATGATCTTCGGTGAGTGACTGGCGGGCGGAAATCTTCTTCGCCCTCGCCACGGTCTCCGGCTTGAGTCCATCACCTGATCGCCCAGCTTCGTGCAGCCGCAGCCCCTCACGTGCAGCCGATGCCATGCCTGCCGAGGGCCTGGTACTGATCCCGTTGGCTCGCTCCTCCGCCAGTGTCAGCCGGGCGAAGTGTGCCTCCAATGGATCACCCGTCAGCATCGCCGCAGCCTTGGCTCGCTCAAGCGAACGCAACGCCATCTCGGTCGCCTGATAGGCCGGGTAGGTCACAGCGCTCACATCGAACAGGTCCACGTTATGCAACTCGCGGACCTGCCGATCTCCTTCCTGCCGCCAGATGTCCGACTTCGTCGTGAACCCAAAACTCATCTGGTCCATGTCGCCCCGTCTGATCTTGGGGACCAAGGCCTGGACGTCTGGGTCTGTCGGGTCGAGGTCTGCCTCCATCTTCAGTCCCCGCTGATCCTCCGCGAGTCGCAAGGTGCCTGACTTGGTACGAGCCAGCGGGGTCCCCTCGTGATTGACCAGCAGCCGCACATCGGCACCGCTGGCCAGAGTCCTGGTGAATGCCCCGGGCCGGATGATCTCGACGAACCCGCCGAGGTCCTGCGACAGCGAATTGAATACTGCCGCGTAGCCCCGCAACGCGATCTTTCCGTCCGCCTCTGACCGCAGTTCGATCTCAGCGCATGCCCGGTATTCTCGCTCGATCATCGCACCACCTCCCGGGCAAATTCGGTCGCCCTCCGCGCATCCCATCGGGACACCACCGATTCGACACTCTCCGGCAGCTTGTCCGCCGACACCTCGCACGCCGTCAACAGGGCTTGTCTGGACTGCTCCACATGACGCCTGACGACCTCAGCCGCATCGAGAGACTGCCCCAGGTGCAGACCCAACGCTCTCACGGTCGGGCCGATTGCCTGCTCAAGCGTGGCCGCGTGCTCGGCGTAGAACGTGTCCAGCCACCCAAGGAACTCGCCGGGCTTGTTCGCCGCCCGAATCGCCGCGTTGCGCTCTTTGCTCAGCAGCCGGGTAAGGTCGTTCTCAAAGATCCCCCGCAAGGCGTCACCCATCGCCGGGGGCGGCTCCGGTTGTGCCACGCTGGTAGCACCTACGCTCGGTGTCGGAGTCGCTTGCATGGCCGTCGTGAGGGGCACCATGTTCCCGTTGATCAGGTATGCATCACCGTCGTCAGTGGGAATTGGATTCATGCCTTCTCGGTCCCTGATCTCGTTCGCGCTCATCCATCCGTTCTGCCGTGCCACTGCGTACGCATCGTACCGGCTCTTCAAGTCTGCCAACGATAGATCATCGAGGTCAAGCTCGGTGAAGTATGTCGGCTTCTCGCTCGCGGAGAACAGCTTGCGGTGCGCCTCCTGCTGCATCGCCACGGCAAGGGGCCGGATGGTGTATGTCTTGTATTCGATGCTTTGGTGTTCAATGTTTCCAAAAGTCGCCCGGCTCAGATCCCGCAGAAGGTGGGGCGGGATGTTGAACCACCTCGCGACTTCGGCAATCTGAAATTGCCGTTGCTCCAAAAGCTGGGCATCGACGGCGCTCATCTGCATGGCCTGGAATTCCATGCCCTCCTGAAGAACGGCGATGCGTCCAGCCTTGTCCGCCCCACGGTGCATCGCGTCCCACTCGTCGCGGATGTTCCGCCGCGCGTCCGTCGTCAATTTGCCGGGATGCTTGAGGATGCCCCCGGGTCTAGCCCCATTCGCAAAGCTACTGCCGCTGTACTGTTCCATACCCAGAGTGAGACCGAAGCTATCGCGGGCTCGCTGGACCAGCCCCTTACCGACAATGCCATCAGCCGCCATCAGTGGGACGTGATACACGTCGATCGGATCGAGACGAACAGGATTCAACCCGTGTTCGTCGGTCACCTCGTAATAGATGCGCTTCGTGCTGTCGCGCTTCATTGCCACGCGGGCCGGGTGAATCCACCAGAGAGACACGGGCCGACCGCCTCGATTGCGTTCGATCTCCGCGACCATGTTTCCGTGCAGGTAGAAGCTGGTCATCATGGCAATCCGCCATGAGAACGCAGTCATTTCGGCGTTAGGTTCTTGGTCCAACAGCAGCCGCAACGGGTGATCGTACCGCTCGATGTTTGCCTCGTCCTGCCGCTCGTAGACTTCCCATTCAAGCTGGGCGATGGTTTCCGCAATCACTCGCACCGCAGCATAGACCGCCGAGACTGTCAGTGCCGAAGCCTCGGTGATCGCCACCCCGCTAGAACTGCGCGGCATCAAGGCGTCGGCCACCTGCTGCGACATGCCCCGGGCTTCCGGCGCGATCCAATTCGCCAGACCCCGCCGAATGACGGAAAGAATGCTCACAGTGACAGACTCCCTTTCGTGTCGTAGACGCTGCCCACTTCATCCGCCACCATCGCGGTCCCCATCGCCATGATGGTTGCCACGATCCCATCGATCTTGTCCGCCGATCTGGACTTGCTAGGCCGAATATTATCGCTCTTGTCTCGCTCCGCCGCTACGTTTCCGGCCATCCACCGCAGCACAGGGTCGCCGTCATGGTGCAGTGTCTGGTTGGCAATCCTCCGCTCGAACTCCTTCGAGGGGGCCGCAAAGCTACCAGTGGTCTGGCGGAATTCCTTCAACCGATCCGCCGGGAATCCCGCTGCCGCCAACTGCTGGGCCATCGCTCGTGCCGGCCCCCACGGGTCATAGGCGAGACACTGAAGGTCGAATCGCTCGGCTATCTCGCAAAGTTCCGCACAGATCACACCGTAGTCTGCCACGTTGCCGTCGGTCTGCGTGATCAGCCCTTGTGCCGCCCACCGCTTGGCCTGTGCTCTGTCCTGCTTGCCGCGAATGTCCGCGACTTCCTCCGGCATCCAGTACCGACACTTCACGTAGTAGTCGGAATCCCGCTTGAACACCATCGAGAGAGCGTTGATGTCGCGGGTCGATGCAAGGTCCAGCCCACACCACACCGGTTCCCCCGAGAACTCCGAAAGGTCGAAATCAGTGCGGCATGCGTCCCAGTAGTGCATCTGAATCCAGCGGACTGCCTGTTCCGTCCATTGGTTGAGGTAGAGATTGCGAAATGTGTTCTCTGCTGCCGGGTTGTTGCGGGCTGCCGTACATTCGTCGCGCAGAAAGTCCAGAGAGACAGACACGCCCAAATTCGGGTTGGCCCTCCTCCACACCTCTTCCGATGTCCAATCGTCGGCTAAGTCTGCCCCGTAAATCACCCCGTAGAATGTCGGGTCAGAGTCTGGGTCGGCAATCGCCGCCGCTGCTCGTTGGTGCATCTCCCAGCAGATTGAGGACCGGTCATGCCCTGCCGTGGTGATCGCCACCACAAGAGGATTAGCACGGGCTCCGCGACCTGAAAGCATCGCGTCCCACAACTGCCGGTTGGGCTGTGTGTGGAGTTCATCGAAGATGATGCCGTGGGGGCTCTTGCCGTGGGCGCTGTACGCTTCCGCCGATGTCGCCGCATACCACCCGCCGCGACGGTTTCCCCGGATCTCATATTGCCGCAAGTCCGCCTCCGCCTGGAGTGTTGGCGTTCCCGACGTGATCATCTCGCGGGCCGCTCTGAACACGATCCCCGCTTGCTCTCGGTCACCCGCGCAGGAATAGACTTGGGGCCGTTCCTCCCGGTCACACAGCAGCAGATACAACGCGATCCCAGCAGCGAACGTGCTCTTCCCGTTCTTTCGGGGAACCTCGATGTACGCCAGCCTGTAGCGCCTTGTCCCATCCTCCCGCAGCCAGCCGAACAAGTCGCGGACGATCTTCCGTTGCCACGGCTCGAGGACAAACGGCTGCCCCGCCTTCGCACCTTCAACGTAGCGGAGCTGCTGGGCGAAGAACTGCTCGATGCGGTTCGCGTGTGGCTCGGAAAAAACGTAGCTC